CATATACCAGAAGTTAGAAAGTCTATTCCAACAGAAGAACTAATTACAGAGTGGGAAAAAATAAAAGATAAGATTTGTTTTTACGACCACTTCGGCAGTTCTGATAGTGAAGACTTATTAAATAGAATTAGGTTTATGGTTCAAGGACTGAACTGTAAATTTATTTTTCTCGACCATATATCCATTGTTATCTCTGGGATTTCTGAGGGTGATGAGAGAAGATTAATTGATAACACTATGACTAACCTGAGAAAGTTAGTTGAAGAAATCAATTGTGGAATGTTTGTAGTATCACACTTGAAAAGAGTTGATAGTAAAACAGGACACGAAGACGGACTTCAAACTTCCTTATCACACCTCAGAGGTTCACACTCACTAGCACAATTATCAGACGCTGTTATTGGGTTTGAAAGAAATCAACAATCGGAAACTGAGAATAATATAATGACTGCAAGAGTTCTTAAAAATAGATTTACAGGTGACACTGGTGTTGCTTGTGATTTAATTTGGAACAAAGATACAGGTCGTTTATCTGAGGGAAACTTTGATGAATGATAAAATGCTTACTAAGTTTATACTTAGTTTTTTAGTTCACAAAGACGACTACGTAAAATTAGATACAGACCAACAGCAGTTAATATTCCTAACTTGTAAAACTATTATGATGGCTATTTATAATTCCATCAAATATGAAAATGTTCACCCAGTTATTTATTGTGGTGACGCAGAAGCACAAACAGTTATTTCAAAAGCAATTGGTAGCGTAAGAGAATTTCTACCAAGCACAGATAAAATTACAGTCCACTTAATACATTAAATGAAACTAATCGTAGACCTAGAAAGTAATGGCTTTCTAGACAGATTAGACCGTATTCATTGTATTGTCTGCAAGGATATAGAAACCGAAAAGGTATATTCATATAATCCTGACAATCTGAATGATGGTCTAGAGTTGCTAAAGAAAGCTACTTTATTAGTAGGTCACAACATACAAGGTTTTGATTTACCTGCATTAGATAAAGTATTTGGCTTTAAATATAAGGGTGAAATACTTGATACTCTTTTATGCTCTAGATTGATTTGGACTAACAGACAGGAATTAGATTTTAAAGTTAAAGACCTACCACCTAAACTAATCGGTAGACACTCACTTGAAAGTTGGGGCTACCGATTGGGTTTAAGAAAAGGTGACTATCAAGAACATTCTACTTTTGATGTTTGGTCTCTTGAAATGCAAGACTATTGTGAAAGAGACGTAGAGGTCACTTATAAGTTATATGAACTTATAAATAATACAAACTATTCTAAAGAAGCTATCCTCTTAGAACATCAATTCGCACACTGGATTAGGCAACAAGAAATGTTCGGTGTGTGTTTTGATGAGAGTTCTGCTGAGAACCTTTTATCAATCCTAACAAAACGGAGACTGGAGTTAGCTGACAAGTTGGCTCTAGTATTTCCGTCTTGGGAAGAAGTCACAGGTTATAAAACTTATAAAAGAGATAATAAGAAAAGAGGTATAAGAGCAGGAGTACCAGTCAAACAAGTTAAGACTATTACATTCAATCCAAACTCTAGAGACCATATAGCTTCAAGATTAAAAACTTTGGGTTGGAAACCTAAAGACTTTACAGCAGGTGGTAAACCTGAAGTAAGTGAAAAAATTCTAAAGTCATTAGATTATCCTGAAGCAAAACTTATTGCTGAATATTTAATGATACAAAAAAGACTTGGACAACTCGCAGAGGGAGACCAAGCATATTTAAAACAAATTAAAAGAGGTAAAATTTATGGACAAGTTATTACGAATGGGGCAGTCACTGGCAGGTGTACTCACCACTCACCAAACCTTGCACAGGTTTGTTCAAGCGATTTACCATATGGTAAAGAACTTCGTTCCTTATTTACTGCTAATGCCGATATGGTTATGTGTGGCGTTGATTTTTCTGGTTTGGAGTTGCGTGTGTTGGGGCATTACTTGTGTGTATATGACAATGGACATTTTCTTAAAACATTACTTGAAGATGATATACATACCCAAAATCAAAAATTACTCGGACTATCCTCACGTTCTAAAGCTAAAACTTTTATATATGCTTACATTTACGGTGGGGGAAATAAGAAACTCGGTGAAATACTTAACGTCTCTTATGACGAAGCCAAAGGAATAAGAGAAACTTTTGAGAAAAAATTACCTGCATTGAAAAATTTAAAAGACGCAGTAGTATCTAAATATAGAAGAACTGGTTTTATAAATGGATTAGATAAAAGAAAACTTATATGTAGGGCAGAACATAGTTCACTTAATACTTTAATTCAATCAGCAGGTAGTTTATTAGTTAAACAAGGAACTATTATTTTAAATGAAGAATTACAAAAAGCAGGTTTTAAATGGGGAGAAGATTATGCACAAGTATTACATATCCATGACGAAATTCAGTTTGTTGTTAAAAAAGATTTGGTTGATAAATTTAAAATTATTACAAAATCTATTTTTAAGAAAACCCAAGACCATTTTAACTTTAGATGTCCACTTGATGGAGAGATTAAAGTAGGGAGTAATTGGAGTGACACACACTAATAGATTTGACCTTGACTTAAAGTTTGGTCAAAAGAAAGAAAATGAATTACAAGAAGCGTTAGAGGGTTTGATTGAGTGCAAGGCAGACAGATTGTGTCAGAAAACAGGCAACATATTTGTTGAAGTAGAAAGTAGAGGAAAACCGTCAGGTATAAATGTGACGGAAGCTACGTATCAAGCATATTGTTTAGTTAAAGAAAAAAGAAAAAAAGATATTTGGGTTTTAATTCCTACTGATATTGTAAAAAAGATAATGGTAAAATATCCTATTAAAAAAGGTGGAGATAATTATACTTCTAAAGGACATATTATACCAAAAGAAAAATTATTAAATCTTAGTATATAATGAAAGACAAACTAAAATCTAAAATAAAATTACCACAAATAGACCCTGATGATTTTCCATATAAATTTTATATGTGTTGGTGGTCTGATATAATTTCTGATAGTGGTTGGAATACACTTAACCATATATCAAAATCAAAACCTGCAACCTGTATAACTATGGGTTGGTTAATTAGTACAAAAAATAATAAGTATGTTTTTGTTGGAGACATAAACTTTAATGATGATGGTACAGTTAATGAGGGTGGTAATTCAACAGTAATCCCAAAGTCAAACGTACTAAAACTAAAGGAGATAAAGTTATGAAAAATATGAATGAGTTCCACGCTAACAAGTTAAAGACTATGTTGGTTGATGGTGACTTACTCGCTTATAAGATTACTTCTGCATTAGAAGAAGCTATTGAGTGGGAAGATGATGTATGGACTTTACATTGTAATCTAGACCATTGTAAGCAATTTTGGAAACAATCTATTGCTTATTATATGAGACATACAAGTTCAGCTATGGCAATAATTTGTTTTTCTGATGTGTCTAACTTCAGAAAAGAATTAGATTTAGAATATAAATCTTTTCGTAAAGCAATAAGAAAGCCAGTAGCATACAAACCACTTAGACTATGGATTGAAAAAACCCATAGATGTACCAGTTTCCCATATCTAGAGGGTGATGACACACTTGGTTTATTAGCCACAGGAAAATACAAAAACAATTGTGTTATTGTCTCTGGTGATAAAGATATGAGGACTATTCCCTCTTGGCATTGCTTCATCATAGATGATAGCATTGAGTTAGTTAATAACACAAAAGCTGACCTTAACTTTTGTACCCAAGTATTAACAGGTGATAAATCTGATGGCTATATTGGGTGCAAAGGGGTAGGTTCTGTAAAAGCGTCAAGAGTACTTAATGGTAAGAAGAAACTTCCTCAAATGTGGGAAGCTGTATTAAGAGAATATCTAAATAATGGATATACTGTTGATGACGCTTACCATCAAAGTAGACTAGCTAGAATACTCAGACACGGAGAGTATGATGTTAAAAAAGAAAAACCTAAATTATGGAGTTATAAGTATGACTACTACAGAAATTTTGACGAAAGCCGAAAAGCTAGTAAGTGATGATAGAGCAAAAACTCACGGTGATAAAATAGTAAACCACGAGAATATTGCTAGACTATTTAGTGCCTATCTTACAAACAAGTTTCAAGCTGTAATTAATATAAATGCAGAAGATGTTGCACAATTGATGACGTTGTTAAAGATTGCAAGGTCACAAGCAGGGCAACACAACATTGATGATTATGTTGATGGTGCAGGTTATCAAGCAATTGCAGGGCATATTGCAGAAGCCAGACACAAAAAATCAACATTAAGTACCACTTTAGGAGTATCTAAGAATGACAAAGAGTAAAATCCCAGTAATTACTGAGGAAATGATTGATTACTTAGATAAACTTTTTCCTGACAAATGTGCTGATTTAAAAGATACAGATAAAGAAATTTTTTATAAATCAGGACAAAGGTCAGTTGTCAATCATTTAAAAGAACAATTTAAAATACAAGGAGAAAACT